GTGTCATTAAGTCCTAACTGCCCATAGGAATTTGTACCTGTTGAATAGACTTCATTATTTAAAGTTAATATATATGAACAACTGACTCCTGCAAATATTTCTTTAACACTCAAATTATCAATTTTAGTAAATGTATTTACAGTAGATGTATTTCCTAAGCCTATCCCTCCAAATTTATTATTACCACATACATAAAGCTCGTTGTCATTTGTAACTAACATAGAATAGCCATTCCCACAAGCAATTTGTTTTACATTACTTATATTTATCTTAGTAAAAGTATTTCTATCAATATTATCTCCCAAACCTAACTCCCCATCTGTGTTTAAGCCAGTAGAATACACATCTCCGTTATTTTTAAGTAAAAGAGAATGAGTTCCAGAAGATGAAACATACTTAACATTGTCAATATCTATTTTTGAAAAATATCTTATAGGTGATACTTTATTTCCAAGTCCTAAATTGCCAAAAACATTATATCCTGCTGCATATAACTTTAAATCATCCTTAATTATAAACACAGAACCAGAATCCATATCTGTAAATATATCTTTAACATTAAAAGTATCAAAATTTTTATTAAACTCTTCTATTTTAAATTCTTTGTTTCCAAATAAAGAACCTCTTTGTAATAGTTTATTCTTTTTCATATAATTCCCCCTATCTCACTTCGTAGGAATACTTGTTTATTTTTATTTCAGTATCACCTTTTTGATAAGATTCTTCTGTTTTAGTTTCACTATAGTTGCTTCCTAAATCATGAATATATCTTATTTTGTTGCATAAAAAAGGAACTGTTACATTTTTAAATAATACAGTTCCACTATTTGAAAGTAACTCTAATTGTTGCTTAAATTTATTAAGCTTTAAACCATCTAAATTACTTATGTTTTTAGAATCATATAGGGTATCATACCAATACCCAGCTTCATCTGCTGTAGCTTCCTTATCTAATTCTAATTCAAATAGAATTTTAAGTATTTCCACAGACATTTTATTATAATTTTCTTTTAATATTTTCAATTGCTCGTTTGTATTTCCACCAGATTCAAGAACTTTAACACTAGCATCTAATTCATTTACCGCATCTGATATATTTTTAGATACTGTACTTAATTCACTCGAACCAACTTTACTTTGTATTAGATTTATCTTATCTAAATTAGTAGCTATATTACTTTTATTTTCATTTATCTTAGTTAGACTCTCATCAAATTTTGCATTAATTTTAATACTAGAGTAAGTACTATCTAGTGTTGTTATATTATCATTTATTGTATTTGGTATAACCTCTTTATTTGTATTCCCATTTACAACCGTTACTCTTACATTTATAGCTAGTTCATTGAATATCTCTATTGTATTAGAATCTACTATAGTATAAGAATTAGTCATACTTTTCTTGGTTGCTTCATCTAATATTGCTACAAATATATTTTCTGTAACTAAATTATGATTAACTATAAGTTTAAAATATTCTCCATCAGCAATCCAATTCGATTCAACATAAGATTTACTAAATGCTACATTAGTTGCAGCAGACGTCATCTCAGCTATTTTCTCATTAACTTTATCAAAATCATATGTTAATCTATCTTTTAAAGTATCCTTTACAGTTCCATCAACACTTTCTCTAGCTTGTATTAATTCGCCTCTAGCATCAAGACTTTCTAATTCTTCAAACCTATTTTCAAATTCAGTTATTTTATTACTAACAGTAGTTGTCATATCAGTTTTAGCAGTATTTACTTCAACTATTTTGTCATCTACTTCTTTTATCTTTGTATCTAATTTTATAGTACTTTCATCAATACAATCTTCCACATCAGATATAGCTTGATTTACTTCATCAAGTTTGTAATCAATTTGCTCTTGGTTATCTGTAAGTTTATCTTCAAATGTCTTATCATACAAATCAAAAGTACTATTAGCTCTAGTATCTAAGTCCTGAAACTTCTTATCTGTCTGAACTTGAACATCAAGCATTTTATCATCAACTATATTATCTATTTCTTCAGACTTAGCATCTATAATCTCGTCTAATTGGAGTTGGCAATCTGTAAGTTTATCATCGACTTGAATTTGCATATTTTGAATGGATTCTTCACGATTTGCCTCTTGATTTTGACGTGTTAACTCATTAAACTCTCTTTCTTCTTCTTGTATGTTTCTTATATCTTCATTATAAATCCTAATCTGCTCTGCTTTATCTCTAACTTCTTCATTTCCAAGTATAGTTATTTCAAGTTGTTCAACTCTTTTAGTTAGCTCTTTATTATTCTTTATAATTTCTTCTGCTTGAGATATTAAGACTAATAAAACTCCATATTCATCTGTACTGGTCAAATCATCATCATTAATCATACCTTCTTCAACACGATAATAAAGATTAGTAGTATTAATAAGAGTATTTCCTTTTACTAGAGAAAGTTGGAATGTATTTATACCAACACTTGCAAGTGCTTGTCGGCTAAGTTCTATCTCTACAACACCACTAGTAGCATCTACAACTTCACATTCGCCATTAACTTTTTGTCCGTCTGATTTTGTAATGCTAACTAAAACCCTGTCATATTCAGATAAATCTATTATTTCATCTTTGTTTTTCAATATTGCTTCAATATAAGCTGTTTTGACATCATTTTCATTATAAATAAAATAATCTAGTAATCTTTTGTTTATTCTATAATTACTAAAGTCGACCTCTATGGTATGATTCTTTATTTCATAATTTTTCAAAGTATCACATCCTATTGTTCTTTATTTTGTTTAGTTTCTACTTTTTCTTTTCTTAACTCATTTATCTCTTCTTGTAATTGTCCATTTAGTGCCTTATAAAGTATTAATTCATTTTGCAATCCTCTTATTTCTTCTAAAGCTATTGTATATGCTCTTTGCATGTTTACTTCCATAATTATTATCCTCCTTTATATATCCAAAGAATCTTTAAATTTTTCTATGTTTTCTTTTAAATAGTTATATCCTGATTCAAGTGGGTTTTTACCTGTTGCATCTAGTGTATTAATTCCAAAATAGTTATCAAAATTATCTTCTAAAATAGATATATTTTCATATTCAACAGCATCTAAACCTTCTCTTCTTGCTTCCTCTGAAATATATCCTGATACTTTAATCTGAGCCATTTTATTACTATAGGATATATTTACAGTTGATATCCTCCAATAATAAACTTGTTGACCTGTTGCTAATAACTTACTCTTTCCAATCGCCATGTTGTTCTTCACCACCCATTATTTTGTAATATGTATGTTCGTATCCTATTCTTTTACCTATTATTCTAAAATCACATTTACCTGCATATCCAACTACTTTAAAATAATCCTCACCTTTTTCAACAACCTTGCAATTAGCATTAGAACTAAATACTGCAAAATTTAATATACTCTGAGCAAAGATATTATTTAATTTTATTATTGTACCAGTTTCTTCAACTTCTACATCAAATAAAACGTCTTCAATTAGAAATTTAGGACTATCAACTGGAGACATACCAAATTTCGTACCATTTATTTCTATACTTCCTCCGACTTTTGAACCATTTCTACCAAAATTGTGACATTCATCTCCTCTAATCATGAAAGATATTGCTCCATCACTCCAAATAACAATACCATTGTCAGCCCTTTCGTCAGCAGATGTATAAAACCTAAAATGTCCACGTGAAAAGTCCATTCTTGTGTTTCCATCAGAACCAACCTCTATTTTATTAGCTCCCAATTTTGCTTCATTTAAATCAAATTTATAATTCTCATACGCATCTACATATATAGCAGCACCTCCATCTCCAACAAAAAAATAATTATTACTATTATATTTTAATCTTATAGCTGATGCTTGACTAGAACCATCAGACCTTCTTGCATCTATTGCAAATCCAGACCTGCTACTTCCAAATAATCTGATTATTGGTTCATGGCCAGGTGGAGTAGTTAATATATCACATGCTATAGCTCCTTGATTTACTGTTAAACCACTCCTGCTTATCTCTACATAATTTGATATATCATTAAATCCAAATTCAATTTTATCAGGTTTAATTCCTACAATTGAACCTAAGCCATTTCTTGTAACCATCATTGTTATATCGTCTTTGGTTAATTTAATTTCAGCAGCATTAGTTTTAGTCACACCATCTACTCTAGCTACTTCTAATTTTATTTCTTTAGCTGTAGCATTTATTTGAGAAAATTCTTCTGATATACTTCCACCCATACCTGTTATATAAATTCTATCCACTGTATTTTTAAGTTCATTTATCTTTAAGTTATATTGAGCATTTGCATTTATAGCTAAAATTCTGTCTGAAGGTGTAATTATACTATCTGAAATAACTGAATTGATTATAGAGTTTAGATTGGTACTTGCTGCATCCAATGCTGTTTTTGAAGTGTTTATTGCTACTAAGTCTACTCCAGTAGTTCTATCAATAAGTTTTTGTAGCTCTGTATATAAACTTGCTTTGTCTGTATCTAATAAATTAAGTTCAATATCAATCTTTTCTTTTTCTTCATCTGTAATCTCATTATCATTAAAATAATTAGACATATTAGAACTAAATGTACCTAAATCTGCATTTAACTTAATTATAGACTTATTTATGTTTTCTCTTAATGTTATATTTTCTTGTGAACCACCAAAATTTTTAGTAACTTCTTTTACTAATATATTTACATTTTCAGCTCTCTGGTCTATAAGAGACATATTTTCTTTTATATGAGATGCATCTTCTTGTACCTCTAAAACTGTCTGATGTATCCCATCTATGTCTTTTTCAATAACTACAAATTTTTCATTGTGTTTTTCATCTGTTTCATACAATGCCCAGATTTGTTCTTCAGTATTTTTTCTTGAATTACCATCAAAAGATATATTGAATATTGATGAGTTTATAGGAACTTCTGTATGCTTTCCATTGTCATTTACAACTACTAAAAATTGTGTGTTTCCCTCTGGTAATCTTACATTAGAAACTTTTAATGTCCCTGGATTATCAGCATCCCAGTATATATATTTTTTATTTGTCTCTTTATCTACTACTTGATAAAGTGTGTTGTTATAAGTAACAATTACTCCAGTAATTCTAATCCATGAATCTGCTGGTGAATTATCCAATATCAATTTACATCAGCTCCTTTTGTATATTTTTCCTAGGAATATATTCATCTGGTAGGTTAATTCTTTTCTTCTGTTGCTGAATAAATAAATGTCTTTTAGAGTTCAATGTTCTTGTTGCATGTTCAGCTTTAGTCAAATAATCAGCTATAGTTCTTTTGTCATCTTCTTTTATTTTTTTATTACTTAAAGTTAATTCTAAAGTATCCAATTTCCCATTTTTTAAATTCTGGGTAAAAGATGTAAAATATACTAATTCTTCTTCTTTAGATTCTTTGCTATGTAACACTATAATATCTCCTAAACTCAAATCTCCCTTCCAATGTTGTCTAAAATTAATATCTATAATTCTATCTAAGAAGTTTATAACATCCAGAGTCCATTCTCGTGTTGGAATACATTTCAAACTTAATTGCCTTTTACCTTCTGCTATTAAATCTTCAACTTTTAAAAAAGCATCATTTGTATAAGTGTCATAGTAGAGGAACTCATTTAATTCATCTAATAGAACCTCATTAAATATTAAATATCCATCCTCATCAGTTGAAGTCTCCCTCTTACAAAGAATATTTATATCTTTTATACTTTCATCTAACTTAGCTATTTCTTCTTCTAAATGTTTTATTTGAACATCCAATATGACTTTTTTATCTTCTAGTTCACTTATCTCTACTGCTATTTTAGCTGAATTTATTTCATCTTTATGCTGTGGATTATCATATGTCTTTTTTATATCTTTTTTCTTACTTATCATCTCTATTACCATTTGCCATTCGTTGCTTTTACTATCACGTTCTCTTTGTTTCTTAAGCTTTGTATCTATTAGTTCTCTCCAAATTGGCTCTCTTATTTCATTCATTTCTTGGTATTTCTTTATAGCTCTACTAAGTTCTTCACTCATTTCTTTATTGTCTAAGAAATAAGAATAATTCTCAATGTAATCATATCCTGTAACTGTAGCTCCTATTACATTCATATCTTCACTACCTTCAAGCTTCAGTCTAGTTACTATATCATCACTATTTGTAGTTCTTTCAAGTGATTTTATGTAGTTATCATGAGATAAATATAACTGAATGTTATCTCCAAAACTATCTATATGATACAAATTAACTAAATTATTATAAGTATCAAAATCAGCTATACATTCAAATTGTTCTTTTAGTTCATTATTAAAATAGTCTAACCAGTTAGAATTAATACTTTCTTGCCATCTTACCTTTTCTCTCTTATTACCTTCACTATCAGTTTCATAAGCAATTGAATCATCCACATAACCAAGTTTCCAGCCTGTCTCTTGTTTTAAATAATCATTAAGAGATATAATAGATGCTTCTTCATCTTTGGTAAACATCTGTAATCCATAGTCCTCAATATTCACATCAATTTTTCCTAGTTTAACTTCTTTAGATTTAGCTGTTACTACTTTTAACTTATCATCTGTTGTTACAACATTCTTAATTACAAAGTACTCTTTATTATTAAGACAAATAAGACGTTCTTCTTTTACTTCTTCAAAAATGGGATTTATTATTTTATTAAATAAAAATCTATCTGTAATATATTTTGGAATGGTCAGTTGTATTTCATCTACTCCACCAAGTTCACGCTTTATAGAATTTAAAAAGTTGATTGGGATTTGACCTAAAAATGACTTGTTCATCTTGTGAATGGTTAATGTGTAATCAGATTTTATCTGTTTAAGATTCACATTAAAATGCATATTTTATCACCTTCTTTACATAAAAATAACTCATCTAATGATGAGTTATAAATATTTTTATTCAGTTGTAGTTGCCATTTCTTTTACTCTTTCACTTGCAATGTCATAAACTAAACTATCTTCTCTGACTGATATTACTATTATTCTCATAATATTGTTTTCCATTACTAAATTATAAACTACTCTTATTCCAATACCTCTTAACTTTATCTTAAAACAATTTGTGAGATTATTATTCCCTTTATTACCTAATGGTTTACCATATCCATCAGGACTCGGTAGAGGGTTATAAGAAACTTTTTCAATTGCCTTTAAAACTTGTTTTCTTTGAGAATTATCTAATTTTTTTAAATCTTTATGTGAATCTTTTGTATAAAAAATATTCCATTTCATTATTCAAAATCCACCTCAATATTTTCAAGGTCTTTTTCACTAATATCCAAATCTTTCATAAGCTCACTTTGAGATATTAATTCTTCTTCATTTATATTTTTCATTCTTTTTTCTGTTTCAAGAAGAAGTTTGTAGTCTTCTATGGCATTTATCATTTCTTCATACTTTTCAGGTGTAATCAAAACACATGTTGGAATATTATTTTTCACAACAATTTTACTTCCAGATTTTTTTACTTCATCAAATATTTTATTTGCTTCCCCTTTGTTGAATCGAGAAATAGGAACTATAGTATTCAACATATTAGCCATCAGTAAATCTCTATTGTTCAACATAATAACACCTCCTAATAGTATATATAAATTATAACATAACCATTAATATTTATCAATTAATTAATATATAAATACATCAATAAATTTAACTATAATAATTTATTTTAGTATAAAAAGAGCCACTTGTTTAAGGTGGCAATAGATAAGTAGTAATTCTTGTGTAAAATTTTTAAATTTTCTGTTATCTGTATTATATCTTTATTCTACTGCTGTCGTCAATATAATATTAAATTTAACATATTGGTAATTTATGGTATAATATTTTTAGAGACTACATAAAAAAACTATTAGGGTGAATCTTCATGTACATAAGCCTTCCCATGTCATATCAAGATGGGAGGTGATATGATATTATGAAATATTTAATTTGTTTGCTAACGATAATAACATTTCTTACAACTATAATAATCAGTTTGATAAAATTGGTTCAGAGTTTGAATAGACTTCTTAAAGAAATAGATGAGTTTAAGAAAACGTTGCAAAAAATTAAGAATCACCCGAATGCCAGTTCAGGTGATTCTTCTTCCAATTAATTTGCAATGCTTATTTATGAAGAGACATCCTAGTGCAAATAGTTTGTAGTCTCTTTTTTTTATGTCTTTATGATATAAATTTATATCATTTATATTACTATTATATCATAAATACGTTTTTTATAAACAATATTTTTTATTAGATAAATATATATTTTCAAAAAAAATCTGACTATAAATTATAAAACGTAAGTAAATGAGTGAATAATAAATAAAGACCAATTACATATATTAAGACCTAGTATTAGAAATAATTTTTTTGTTATTTTCTTCAATCATTTTCCTCATCTTCTTTTCAAATTCAGGCATTACATCTTTAGTTACATTCCCTTGTACAACAACAAATGGTGAATTATAATTAACTGCTGATATTGGAGATGTACTTCTTGAACGAGAATTTGAAGGAGGATTATAATTAGGCATAGCAAATTTACTTAAATCTAATTCATCCAATATGTCATTAATATCTTCTAATGTATCTTTACCTTCTTTTAATCTATCGAGCCATTCCTGCTTAGTGACAGAACCCATTGCCAACATACCATCTTCATATTTATTTATGTATTCAATAATAGCATCTTGAAGTTTCTTAACCTCTCCATCAAGACCTACAAATTTACCACTTGAAATTGCTTCATTAATTAAATCAACTAAATTTTCATCTGAGTATTTTTTCTCTAACTCTTCTTTTAATTTATCTGCTTCTTCTTGTAGTCTGTCAGACTCCTTATCATACATATCATTGACTTGGTCGTCCACATGGTCTTGTACTAAATCCTGTAATTTCTTCTGTTCTTCTTTTAATTGTTTTTGTAAATCTTTAAGTTTCTTCTGACCACTTAAAGAACTATCTCTTTCAGCTATTGCTATTTGCTTTTCTAAATCACTTATTACATCTTGTTGTTCTTCATAATCATCTTTATATTTGGCTTCTTTTCTTGAATCATTGTAAGCATCTTGTTGCTTTTTAAGAGAATCAATTTTAGCTTTAGTTTCTTTATCTATTTCTTTAAGTCTCTCTTCAAGCTCTTTTTTATACATGTCTCTAATTTTCTCTTGTAGACTTTGAGCTTCTTTGAGCTGTTCTTTATAAGCATCTTGAATCTCTTTATTTAAATTTTCTATTTCTTCTTTATTTTGCTTAATTTGATTATTAGCATCAGGTAAATCTTTAAGAAGTAAATCTAAATATTTTTTAGCATTTTCTTCTATTTCTTTATATTTATCTGCATCTTTGTTATTTTTTAGAAACTCTAATTGTTGCCCATAATTCTTTATATCTTTACCATCAGCAGAAAATTCAAACCCTTCTTTTGATAACCCTTCTCTTAACTCTTTTGCAGTATCTTCATAGACTTTAATAACATCTTTAATTTCCTTAGCTTGTTTGGCTAATAATTCTTTTTTCTTTTCAATTAAGTCTAACTTTTCATCTCCTTCAGCATTTTTCATAAGAATGTCTATTAAGTCTATTTCATTTTGTATCTCAGTAACATGTTTTTGTGCTGAGGTTAAATCCGCTTCCCTAGCAATCTCTTTTAATTCTTTTTTAAATTCCTCTGCTGCTCTAGTTGATTCTATAAGAGAATTTGTTACTTCTTGTTGAGCATCTGCAACTTTCGGTATCTCAGTAAAAGCAATCTTTAAATATTCTTCAACAACCTTTTTTTCTTCTTCTATTTTCTTCTTACGTTCTTCACTCTTTTTACTACCTTTGTCGCTCTCTGATTGCTTATCTAATTTCTCTAATTCTTTTTCTAATGATATTAATTTTTCTTCATAACTAGTTAAGTTATCATCATCTGAAAAAGTGTACTTATAATCTTTTTTAAGTCTATCTTTTAGTCTATTCTTTTGAGTATTAAGTGCCTTATCTTTTTGGTCTAACAATGTTAGTTCTTCTTTATATAAAGCGTTTTGTTCTTCAAGATATTTAAGTTTATCTTTTCCACTTGAATATTTCATTTTCTTATCTAAAAGAGATATTCTATCTGTAACTTTAGATATCGCATTTTCTAATTCTTTTAGTAACTCAATGCTATATTTTACTGCTGCATCAATAGATTTTGTATCTAATGCTATTTTAGGAGTTTTAGTTATACGAGAGAATTTCTCTGTAAGAGTTTTAATTGGAGATGTGGCTCTTGATACTGTTCTTGAGAATAAAGATGGTTTTGTTACAGGAGTTTCGTCACTTATTGGTGCTGGTTCTGATGTTCTAGGTTGGGCTGATAGATTAGCTGGAATTGCTTGTGGAGTTTCTATAGAATTTATGGATTGCACACTTTTTCTATCACTCTTTAATCCACCTAATATATTATTTGCAAATTGAGAAGCAATTCCTCCTAGAGTCCCTACTGTACGAAGATGTGCTGTTATTGTAAAACTCTTATCACTTAGTTTTTTATTTTCAGTTTGACGAATTGTTTCTAAAGCAGCAGAATTATTCGCTTTAAGTTTAGCCCACTTGTCTTTTATTGTTTTTTTATCAACACTATCTATGCCCTCAATAGCTCCTTCAATAGCTGCAATTACTTCAACTTGTTTTTCAGGAGGTAATTTTTCTATTTCAGCAATTAATGAATTAATATCTCCATTAGTTAGTGATTTTATTATATTTATTTTTACGTCTTTGTCTAGGTCTAAAGCATTTAAATTCTCAACTTCATCTAATGCATCTGGATTATTTACTATAAGATTAGCTATAATGTCTTTGCTTTCAGGGAAATCATTATAAAGTTGTTCTATTAAATATAACTTATCTTCATTATTTAACATAAAATTAAGAACTTGATTTTTTTGTTCATCTGGTGTTGATTCATATAGTTTTGTAGCTCTCTCAAGCTCATCTGCATTTTCTACAGCAAAGCTAACAACCTTACTTTTTGTTTCTTCTGGAACATTATCATATAGTTTTTGAAATGCTTCAGCCTTTTCTGGATTTTTAATTATAACTTCGGCAAATACTTTTTTATCTTTTTTGTCTTCTAATCCATCATATATAGATTTCATTTTATCAAAATCATCTAAACCATTTAAATTTATGCTATAATCCATAGCTATAGTTGGATTATCCATAAGCCATTTTTGTACGGCTTCATAGTCCTTTAGATTTTTTAAACTATCAACATTATCAGTTATAAATTTATTAGTAAAAGTTGAATTTGTTGGAAGATTTTTTACTATATCAGCAAAAATTTTAACTTGTTCAGTCTCAATACCTGATGATTCTAATTTTAATTTTACATCATTTCTTCCTTCAAGCTGTTTAAATGAATTTAAAGTATTTCTAAGCTCTTCATTTTTCTTTAACTTAAGTTCAATTTGTTTTGTTGGAGGTGTATTTAATATATCATCTACAAGTTTTTCTGCTTCTTTATCTTTTGAAAATGCATATCCTTTAGGATTCTGCTTGTCTTTTAAAGCTTCTTTAGTAGCTTTTTTAGCTTCTTTAACAGGGTCTTTCTTATCTTTATCGCCATTTATTTCTTTTAATTTTTTTTGAATCCATTCAATAGCATCTGATGCTAAGTCTTTAACCTCTATAGTAAAAATTTTATTTGCTATTTCAGAAGAACTAATAGTCTCAATATCATCTTTAGCTTTTTCTATTTCAGCAATTATTTCTACTCGTTTATCTGGTGGTAAACTTTCAATAGCTTTGCCTAAAGCATCTATATCTCCATCAGATAAGGCTTTGTATATATTTATTCTTACATCCTTATCTAAAGGAATTTTATCCAATGATGTTATTAAATCCTGAACCCCTAATTTACCATCATTTTGCTTCAAATATATTTCTGTAATTTTCTCATCAGGTATATGTTCTAAGGCATCTTTTAAATTAACAGAATTATACAAAGCCTCTCCCGCTTCTGCTATAAAATATGTTTTAAGTTCCGCAGGTACTTTCTTATATATCTCTGATACTTCAACAGCTTTTTCTAGTCCAACTCCATCAGCTTCTAATTTAGTTTTGAGTTCAGAAGGTACTTCGGCATACTTAGATGTTAAATCTAATATTTTTCTACCACCTTCGTCTGCTCCTTCTTCTTTTATGATAGTTTTTACTTCTTTTGGAAATTTATCATAAATTCTTTTTACTGAATCAGCTTCTTCTAATGTTGTAGTTGGATTAGCTTTTATGACTGTGATTACTTCTTCTGGAAGCTCCTCATATCTTTGCTTTAAACTACTTATTATTTGTTCTGCATTAGCTTGACCTGAATCATTACTTAAAAGTATTTCTGGAGTTATAGTAAACTTACCTTTTCCAAATTTATTATCTAAATCATTTTGAAGTTTAGTTATATCTGGGTCACCAGTCTGTAATTCCATTAATACATCCATAGTGAATTTTAATACATCAGTAGAACTTGCCCCTGTTCCTAATAGAGCATCTATCATGCCTTTAACTTGACTAGGAACTTCTTTAGTATTCTTAATGTCAGTTAATATATTTGCATCAACTTTTACATCTCCAGTTATTGTTGTTGTATCTAATATATTCTGAATACTATCAAATTGATTTTGGAGTTGCATTGCAAGTTTATCACCATTTGCTAAATCTAGTTTTGTTTTACCAAACTTAGCTAATAATGTATTTATAGATGTCATATCTTTAATTCCATTTGGATTTACTTGCCCAAATAAATTTTCCCATATATTAGCATCTGTGTTAGTTGCTTTAGCTATACTCTTAGCTGTTTTATCTATTGTTTGATTATATTTTTCTATATCTTGTGTTCTAGCAAATTCTTCATTTGCATCTTTAAGAGTTTTAGATAAATCTCCTACATCAACTTTCCCACTTCTAACAGCAGTAAGCAATTTGTTGACTGCCTGTTCTGTGTCTACTAGAGTATCTGGTGTAACTTCACTAAAATCAAATAAACTTTCAAGTCCAGCAAAATTAGACTTATCATTGCCTTCTAATCCACTATAAAGAGTTTTATTCTTAATGTTAGAAAATATTCCATCTCCTATTTCTTTTGAATACCCTTGAATTTTATCTACTTGATTTCTATACATTTCATCATATTTGAAATATATTTTTTCTTCTTCTGCTTTAGCTGACATTAATTCATTTCTGGCTTTATCTCTTGCTCTGCCAGTTGAATTATTATATTTCTCGATTGCTTTTTCTTGTCTTTTTTTATTCTTTTCAACTTCTGCTGTATAATCTTCTTCTATTTTTACAAGCTTACCAGTTTCACTTTCTCTCATTCTTTCTTCTAAAGTTTTATTTACATCTTTACTTGGAGAATTTAATTTTTTAGCAGCAGTTTTCGCATTATCATGTTTATCATAGGACATCAATCTTTCTTTTGCATTGATAGCTCTATCTATTTCAGCAATTAAATCAGTAACCTGACCTTTTAAAATAGGTATACCATTTTCATCTGTTCCTATAACTGCATCTGGTTTTATTTTTGCAATCTGTTGTTTTAGTTCATTTAATCTATTATTATCTTCTTTAGACTTATTTTCTTTTTTAGATAAATTATCATATTCTTCTGCAAGTGCTTGTAATTGAACTTTTTGGCTTTCATATGAATTAATTTGTTGTTTTGAAGCTTGAATATTTTTCTTTCTAGCTTGATAAGCATTTTCTTCTCTATTTGCATAATTTTCCATAGCTTGTGCTAATAGACTTACACCTGCAAATGCAGCAGTTAAAACTAAAGAATTTCCAACTGTAGTTGCTATACCTTTACCAAAATTTACAATGCTACTCCCTGCAAATGCCTTACCAATATTACCAAGCCCATCACTTATTGTATCTTTTCTACTTTTAGAAACAACTTTTAATTTTTGATTATATTTTTCATATGACTTTGTTCTGTCTTCATTTATTTTTATTTCTTTAGCTGTTGCCTTTTTTAAACTATTGGTTGTTGATGTATATTTTCCTACAATGCCATTTTGACTATTTATAGTTCTATTAACAACTTGATTTGATTTAGCATTGTTTTTTGAAGCATTAGTATTTTTATTTATAGCACTTGTATATTGATTAGTAAATTTTGTAGCTCTTTCAAAGTCTTTAAATTTAACAGATTTTCTATTGTTTTGAAAGGCACTAAATATACTTCCTCCTAAATTCGTGATTGGTTTACTGGTACCTAATGCTTTAATTGTCATAAATAAAGACGATAAACCTGCTAGGGCTACAGGAAGCGAAACATGCATTTTGTCAGCCGCTTTAGTTATACCATTTAAAATTCCAGTAACACCAGATAATCCATCTAAACTAGTCTTAAACATATCTGTAGATATAGTGTCTGTGACTAATTGTTTAAGACTTTCTTTTAATTTTATAATCTTACCTTCTGCTGAATTTATGAATCTCTCATTCTCTTTTTCAGCAGAGCCAAATACATCCCCATCTAACCATGCACTTTGGAATTTTTTTCGATTGTTATTAACCAGTAGCTTTTTATCTACTGCTCTGGAGGTTTCCCTCATTTTCATCGACTTGTCATTTCAAGTCCAGTCTAGCATATCTTTTGTACTCATAACAAAGACCATAAAACCACAGAGCCTCTTGGAGATATTATATTCTATTTCTAGTTTCAATCTCTATGCGTTGCGTGTGACCAATCTTTTAAAATTAGCCTTCCACTCGGATTAGCATTTTAAAGCTTTCCCGTTTCTTTCCCATTAATAATCCTAATTCTTCTATGATTGTTGAATTAAGACGGCAATTTATTCACCAACATTTGCAAAAACTGCTGATTGTTTAGCTATCTTCAAACTGTCTGATACCGATTTTACACCAGTTTGTAGAGCTTTAGATGCCCCCTGAATTATATCTTCTGATGCTCTAGCCGTATCCTTCCCTATTGAGATTGCTTCATTTTTTACACTCTTTAATTGCTCACTTGTTCCTTCAAAATTATCAGGTGCTACTTTCATCATATCTCTTAAGGCACTATCTAGTTCAACAATAGTTGTTTTAATATTTCTTACACCATTTGTAATAGACATACCTATCATATTACCCAAAGTATAGGTTCTCATTGAGCCATATAAATCACTAAAGAAACCATTTGTTGTTTTTACACTAGTTCCTAATCCTGTGAAATTAGATTTCATATTGTTTAATCTATTTTTTATTGCATCTAATTCCTTTACTTTTTGACCTAGAGGCATCCCATTTAATTGCATTAATTCTTTTTCGAGTTTATCAATCCCAGCAGTTGACTGACCTAATTCTAAACATTTTTGTCTAAGCCTATTCAAATCCGAAATTACTTTAGAAAGATTCATATTAAATTTAACATCTAGTTTAGTATTTTTAATAGCACCTTCTACCTCTTTAACCTTGTTTTTCATTGATTCTAAGCCAGTAATTGCTGCGGTCATCCCACTGCTATTCATATTTCTAAAATCTAAACTTTGTATTTTCTTTAAATCATTTAACATGGCATTTAACTGAGAAGAATTCGCATATTTAGAATTTGATAATTTAGCTATTCTTGATTCTAATTGAGATGCATCTTTTTGAAGTGTTTTAAATTGAGCTGACATACTATTATTTATATTTGGAAGTTTAAATTTAGAAATTCCATTTTGAACAGCTTGTACATCAGATAGTAATTTTGACATACTTTCGAACTTCAATCCCTTTAATTCTGTACTAGATAATCTAGTTAATTTCGAAGACAATGCATCTAATTCACTTAACTGAGCATTGTTTAAAAACTTACTTTGTTTTAGCTTACTAATCTGATTTTGCATTTTTTCTATATCAGCTTGAGCCTTTTGGAAAGTTGTTGCTAAAGACCTTTGCATACTATCAAATGCACTATCATTAACCTGAGTTTTTCCTTTTAGATTATCCAACGCAGAACCTAGATTAGAGATTTGATTAATAGTTCTAGTTAATTGACCATTTAATTCTGTATAAGACTGAACATTTGTAGTCTTAGACATTTGCTTTTCAATTGTATTTTTCTTATTAATTAGTTTTTGATAATCTGATAGTAAACTATTTACTCCTAAACTAGAGCCTTTATTAGATTTACCTCCAAATAAGTTATTTTGAGTTTTTGCACTCAAAGCGTTGATTTTAGTTAAGACGCTTTCTAATTGTTTTAAATTATTTAATGAAGATGTATTCATCTCTACATTTAACTTTATATTATTTTCTTTTGCAGATGCCTTCAGTGATTCTAATTGTTGTCTAGCTTTTTTATCATCAAGCTCTATACTGGTTCTAATCTTAAACTCTGACATTAAATCACACTCCTTTTTTTTGCATAAAAAAAAGACAGTCTATAACTGTCTTTTATACTTTTATTTAATTTTCTCTAATAATACTTTTTTCTTTTCATTAAATTCTTCTTCTGTTAATATTTCTTGCTCTTTTAAACTCTGTAATTCTTTTAATGCATTTGAAATTTTAGATATATCCTCATCATCCTCTTTTTTTATATCATTATTACTTTCTATTTTAGCATTTTTAAATTTAGCTGCTTCATTCTCTACAACTAATTTAAATCTTTCCATTTCTTTTATTTTTTCTTGAATATCTGCATTATTTATATTTTTATGTTCTGGAATATAAAATACTTCATAAGTATTAAGTTCAAATATCAAAGTTAAATATATCTTTTCTACAAAAGTATATTTATCATATGTAGGAACTATTGATATTATTCTCATCTGATTTTTTTCACTAACTCGCATGTTAAATTTAATGCTTACTAAATCTTCTATATTTTTTTTAACTGCTGTCTTAAATCCAGCATGAATAATAGATATTTTACCATTATTACTTAATATCACACTATCACTGTTTGAATTACCAAAAGCTTGACATTTAGCCATTGAAATATTTTTTTGTATAGCCTTTTCCACCTTTGTTTTTTCTCTATTTCTTTCTGCTATTCTTTCTAATCTAGCTTCTTTTTCTTTAGCATTATCCATTATGTTTCTTATAAAGCAATAAACAATAATATATCCTACACCTAGCCCTATTAAAATAAAATGACCTAAATATTCTTCCATAACATCTCCCCCTATCTTGATACTTCAATTATATCAAGAATATACTATTAGGAAAATTATTACAATTCGACATTATTTTCTTTTAATTTTTTCTTTAATACTATAGTAGTTATTGGTTCATCATAATTCCAATAAATTAATTTAATATTATTTTCATCACATAGCTTTTTCTTTTTTTTATCTCTTATCTTACTCTTCTTAAGACCCTCTTCTCCACCAAAAAAATCTATACTTTTTGAATGTTGTTGCCCTTGATACTCAAACCCAACCTTTAATGAAGGTATAAATATATCTAAACTTTGTCTATGCAACCATGAAGGATTATATTGGAATATCGCATCTTTAAAATGATTAGATATTAAATCAAATAATATTTTTTCACTTTTCCATTTTGTCTTTATTGTACCCTTCTTTATTAATCTAGTATATATCTCATCTTTTTTTGATTGAATCTTTTCTATATTTCGTTTGTATTTTTTTAATATTGATTTTGTTTCTTCATGATATCTCTGAATAGGAAACATTAAATATTCTCTTAGTGCTATAAATATTTCTAATTCATTTTTTATATCATTGTTTTCTTTTATATAATCTATAACTTTTCTGCCATAACCTATATGTGTATTAATAGAACCTGATTCATATTCTCCTAAAGTATTCGTTGAGAGAACTCTTCCCCAAAAATAACAAATTGAATCGATGCCTCCCAACTTATCCTGTAAATAAAACAAGTATTTAGTTTGATTAGTTACCCTCTCATCATTTCTATTTGAAATAAGTAATTCAAAATACAAATCTCCTACATAATTTCCATTCCATTTTACTGAAGAAATAATGTCACTTATATCAGTTTCGTATATTCTATAATTGTTATTGTATAGATATTCATACAATTGAGCATAAAATATCTTCTTTTTATTAAAAATAATTAAATAATTCTTACTTGAATCATTTTCAAATATATTTTCTAAAAGAAGATATTTATATGAGTATTTCTCCATAACATATTTTGCAATCTCTAAACGAGTTTTTTGTTCATAGCTAAACAAATATACCAATATATCTTCACCAGTTTCTAATTTTATCTCATTATAAGTATCCTCAATTATCTTACCCAAATTACATATTCTTTGTGTAATAGCATTGCTTTTACAATTTTCATAGGCTATTTTTAAATCATTATTAAAGTTCCAACCCATAAATTCTCCCCTTATACTCTGATACTTCAATTATATCAAGTCTAAAGGAAAATTTATACTACAAAAGGAAATAGAAGCCAAAACTCCTATTTCCACAAAATCATTTACTCAAGTATTTATTAATATCTTCTTTACTAGCTTCCTCTATGTAATCTATCATACAGATTGGAATATCCCTACTGCTAGAAACATCACTTATTTCTTCTACTCTTATTTTCTCATTTCTTACACTCTTTAATATTCCAATAAATCCATAGTACTCATGGTCATATATAGCATATGTTTTGCCTATCTCAACCATTACACCTTTTATGTAATCATTATTTATCATAAATCTCTTAAGTACCTGACTATTCTCTTTCAATATTTTGTTAAGAAAATATATTTGTCCTTTTCCAGTTACAATAGGAGTATATCTAACTATCGTATTTCCATCTTTATCTATCCCAGTACTCTCAGAAACCTCTAATACTTTCAAATCCATTGACTTTTGAGTTGGAGTATTATGGTCAGCTCTTTTCTTCCTAATTAGATATTCATTATTTCTCATCCACTCAAATAATCTATTCTGCCCTATATCTACTCCATTCTGATTTAATATCTTAGATAGTTGAGCAATTAGTATTGAGCTTGATGAACTTTCTATAGCATTAGCTAGTTCAAGTTTAGGTTTATTTTTCTCTTGCTCTACTTTTAACTTTTCTTTAGTAGCTCTCTCTTTCTTTAGTTCTGTAAGTAATTTTATAGTCCAATCTGGGTCATTGATTGCCTTCTCTAATGCTTCATTAGTCATATAAGCTCCATGTTCTCTTATTGATGGAAGAACTTCATCAAATACCCAACGCTCAAATTTTTCAGCACTTGGTAATTCGCTATTTGTAATTAATCTATACATATCACCTTCCGGTATTATATTCACTTCCAAAGTTTTAGTTTTACTTTGTGGGTGAGGTATGTGG